CTGAAATTTCTTGCAATCCTCTTTCCGATATTGTCTGCGTGTGGTGGATTGGTTGTTATGCGTCAAACCTATTGCGCAACAAAGGCCGCCGGTTCTTATTTGCGAACGGATCAGCAATCGGTCGCTCCGCAAACGCATCATTATGAGCAAAAAATCCATCGGACGGCTCGGCTACGTCCTTTATCTGCTCCAAAAGGAGGCGTTAAATATCATGGCCACACAGTATCGGCCCAAGCGCAATCCCAACAGTGTGATGTGGCTATTGCCCGTGTTCGCCGGAACATGTGTTATATTCGGGCTGAGATATTTGATGCGACGCAGAGTGGTAAGGTATATAACTGGACGTCCTTGCTACTTGGTGACAATAGATTGTTGTGTCTCCGACATTATTGGGAAACAGCTCGAAACTTGCGAAATGTTGCAAAGTTCTCGCTACGATACTGTGAGGATCACGAGCTCAGACTCAACAAGTTGTCCGGAATACCTCTTCAATTCGATAATCTTAGAATTGAAGAGTTCACATATGGAGGGCGTGGAGTTGATTCTAATTTCTTAGTTATCTATCTTCCTGCTACAGTTCAGCCTGCGAAGGATATTACTAAGTTCTTCGCGACGGAGGCTGATCATCGTTATGTTGGAAGCGATGCTTTATTTATTCGCCCGAATGATCCCATTTCTTCAATTAAAATTGAAATGGGAAATGAACCCAGGATTACAGTGGTTGATGCTGTTCCCGGGGGGGATGAGGTCGAGATGCTGCAGAGTTATAAGTATAACATGCAAAAATCTGGATTTTGTGGATCTATTATTATTTGTCCACAAATGGAGCGACCAATCATTGCCATGCATGTTGCCGGAATTGGTGGGCCGAGGCCTTATGGTATTGGAGAGCCACTTATGGCGGAAATGTTTGGATATGTTTCATCCAAGAAGTCGCCGCTTTATGATGTGGCCGATATGTATATGGAACCACTTGAATTATCGAAGATAAATATTTCAACGGCCATATATCCTCTCGGTTGTGTACCTGCACAAGTCGCTCAGGCACAATCGGGTAAATCCCAATTTATTCCTTCACTGATTCATGGATTGAAAGAGGTGCGTACGGCACCTATGCCTTTAACGGCAAATGATCCTCGTTTACCGGAAGGTTGTGATCCAATGGTTTTAGGTTGTGAAAAGCACGGAATGTTATCTTCCGACTTTCCAACTAAAACTGTTGAGACTGCTGCCACTCATTATGGCGCTAGGGTTTTGCATTACGCAAAACCAATAATGCAGGATGTTGGGGTTTTGGATTATCAGACCGCCGTGTGTGGCAATCCAAAGGTTCCTGAATATACGGCATTGGAATGGTCATCCTCTGCCGGGTTTCCTCTTTCCAAGATTGCACCCCGTGGTGTTAGTGGAAAAAGATGGCTGTTTAATCTTGAAGATACGGCTGATGGGTACAAGTTGCTTGGAATGCATTCAGAATTGAAGAGAATTCTTTCGTATCAAAATGAGTGTCGCAAGCAAGGAATTCGCCCTCAAACAATATTCACTGACTGTTTGAAGGATGAACTGAGACCAATTGAAAAATGCTCTAAGCCGGGAAAAACTCGGGTATTTTCAACTGCACCGGTTCAATATGTGATTGAGTTTAGGCGTTATTTCGGTGATTTTATGGCTGCTTTTAGGCGGACTCGTTTTAACGTGGAGCATGCGATTGGTATCGATGTCAACGGGGCGGAATGGACTGTCTTGGCTCATAGGGTTCAGCGGTTGGGTAAATACATAGCGGCGGGCGACTATGCTCATTTTGGATACACGTTAAATGCTAATGTATTATATCGTGCATTTATGATAATGTATGATTGGTATGCAAAATATTCGAATAGTCCAACCCTTGATGAAGATCAGGCTATTCGACTTGTGCTCATTAAGGAGATAATGAACGTTCGTCGTCTTGCAATTAATTTGCTATATGAGGCAATGTGTGGCATTCCTTCTGGTTTTCCGGCTACCGATATTGCTAATTCCATGGTTAATAGTATTCTTGTCAGAATTACTTATATATTGGCCACGTCCTTTCCTATAAGTACGTTTGACAAAAATTGTATTGTTGTCACGTATGGAGACGATTTAATGGTGAACATTGCTACGGAACTCGTAGATTTATTTAATACGCAAACGATGCATGATATTCTTGCACAATATGGCATAGAGTTCACTGATGTGGATAAAAGCGGAAATATAATACCATACCGCACTCTATCAAATACGCCTTTCTTGAAGCGCAATTTTGTACCACACCCATATAGACCATCCATGTATTTAGCGGCTTTGGATCCAATATCAATCGAAAGTGCCACCAATTGGATACATTGTAAAGATGATGTATTGGCGGCAACAGTAGAGAATTGTAAACAAAGTTTAGAACTCGCCTTTGGGCAGGGACCGGAATATTACACTTCTCTATTGAATGAAATCAAGGAGGCTCTTTCACATCACGACTGCCTCTTTGATTATCTTTCCTGGGATGAAATGGATCATCGCATCTTTTCAAGTTGACGCCATTTTGTATATCTATTAGTGAAGGTCGAAACCCTTAAGCAAGGTGTAGTCCTATATAAGAATAAGCTTGAAATAAATAAAAATTTTAAAAATAGAGCAACCATTCGATAATAAGTTTGGAATGTAGTGACTAGCTCTGAAAGAATCCCCTTGCAAAGTTTGTGAATGCAGTCGTTGGATGATGCATGCAAATGGATGGACGATTGTTGGGCAATTGCTTTCAGGCACTACATGTGTAATTTGAAATATCTAAACCCCGAGAATGTGGTAACGCTACTCGGTTCAAACACACAAATATGGTTTAAAAAAAAAAAAAAAAAAAACCCCGCTTCCCCCCGTTTTTTTTTTTTTTTTTTTTTTCCTTTTTTTTTTTTTTTTTATTCGGTTTTTTTTTCTTTTTTTTTTGTTTTTTTATTTTTTAATTTAAATGTTTTTTCTCTTATCATTATTTACTACCTATTTCCCATCTTGGGCAATTTCTTTCAGGGACTACAAGTGTAATTTAAAAAAAAAAAACCCCCAAAATTTGGTAAAACTAAACGGGTAAAAAAAACAAAAATGGTTTAAAAAAAAAAAAAAAAAAAAAGCCGAAAAACACGCTGGAGATCGAAAGAGCGAAGTGTAGGGGAAGAGC